CCGGCACCAGTTCCTCGGTCCGTCCCACCACCGAGGAACTGGTGCCGGACTTCGGGCCGGAATTCGGCCAGCCGATGTATTACCTGACGAACGCGTCGGCCATGCTGCCGAACATGAAGATCCACCACTCGCGCGCACTTCGGTTCGTCGGTGAAGAGTTGCCGTATTGGCAGAAGGTGAGCGAACTCGGCTGGGGCCTATCCGTTCTTGAACCGTTCTACGACCGGCTCGTCGCCTTCGACAGCACCACGCAGGGCGCCGCACAGTTGGTCTACCGCGCGCACCTTCGCACGCTTTACCTGCCGGGGTTGCGCGAGGCGATCGCCGCCGGCGGCCCGGCGCTGAACCAGATCGTCGCCAACCTCGGCATGATCCGCAAATATCAGGGGATCGAGGGCCTGACCCTGCTGGATGGCGACGACAAGCTGGACCATCAGTCGTACACCTTCTCCGGCCTGGACATGGTGCTGGTGCAATTCGCCCAGCAGCTATCGGGCGCGCTGCAGATCCCGCTGGTCCGGCTGTTCGGCCAGTCTCCCGCCGGCCTGAATGCCACCGGCGATGCGGATATTCGTCTCTACTACGACGCCATCGCCTCCAAGCAGACGAAGACCCTCGAGAACCCACTCGACAAGGTTATGCAGCTTCAGGTGCGATCGTTGTTCGGCGCGCCGCCTCCGGAGGACTTTGCGTTTGACTTCAATCCGCTCTGGCAGCTTTCCGGAACGGAGCGCGCCGATATCGCCGAAAAAGCGGAGCGGACCATCGGCTCTGCTGTGGATCGCGGCCTGATGCCGCGGCACACCGGCATGGAAGAACTGCGCGGGCTGGCTCGGGAGACCGGCTTTTTCGGATCGATCACCGACGAGCAGATTGCGGAGGCGGAAGCCGACCCGCCGCCGGCTGAGGAACTGCTGCCGGGCCTGCCGGACCCGGACGGAAACGTGGTGCCCCTGCGTCCCACCGGCTCCGTCTGATCCGTGGCGACCGCCGAGGAACGTGCCAAGGCGCGCCGCGCCCGTTCCGCCTTCGAGCGGACGCGGCGGGCGGAGATTGAATACGGCCGGAAGCTGCGCCGGATCGCCGACAACATCGCCACGCTGATCGAGGGCTTCGACCTCGAGGATCCGCGCTCCCAGGCGCTGATCGACACGGCACTTCGCAAATACGCCGAGACCCTGAAGCCCTGGGCCGCGGCGGTCGGCAAGACGATGATCGAGGAAACCGCCCGGCGCGACTTCGCGGCCTGGGCAGAATTCTCCCAGCATATGGGTCAGGAGATCAGGGCCGAACTGCGCCAGGCGCCCACCGGCCTGCGGGTGCAGCAGCTTCTCGACGAGCAGGTCGGCCTGATCACCAGCCTTCCGATCGAGGCGGCAGAGCGCGTCCAGCACCAGGCGGCCGAGGGGTTGGCGAAGGGTGAGCGGGCAAAGGAAATCGCCGACCGGATCATGGAAACCGGGCACGTCACGCGCAGCAGGGCCAACCTGATCGCGCGGACAGAGACGGGCCGGGTGGCGACCACGCTGACACAGGCGAGGGCCGAATCCGTCGGCTCCGAGGGGTATATCTGGCGCACGTCGAAGGACTCGGACGTGCGACCGTCGCACAAAGCGATGGAAGGCAAACGTGTTCTGTGGTCCTCTCCGCCGACTCTCGACGGGCTGACAGGTCACGCAGGCGCGCTGCCTAATTGCTTCCCGGCATCAACGAAAGTGTCCTTGACGAACGGTTGTCACAATCTGCTGCGGCGCTGGTACGAGGGAGACCTTGTCATCATCGAGCACGAGGGCGGCTTTCTGGATCTTACACCAAATCACCCGATACTCTGTCGGCGGGGGTGGGTTGCGGCGCAGGATATTGAGGCAGGCGACGACATCGTTCAAAGCCTGGTCGATCACCGACTGGCTTTCGAAGACGACGAAAATCAGGGCCAGCCCACGTTCGGCGATCTCTTTCGATCTCTTGATGTTCTGGTGGGGCGAGAACGTCAGTCGAGATTTCTGTTTAATCTCCACGGCGAGCGGCCCGGTCACGATGTCGATGCAATACGGTCCGACCATCTCCTGGCGGCTCACGTCCCACCCTTTGCGCTGCAGGGCATTCGCGATCTCGCGCTCTCCTGGTCCAATAGCCGGATGATGAAGAGATGTGTCGTGGGCGGCTTCCTGCATGTTCCGGAATCGCGCGGCCCTGGCCTTTTTGATCAGGATCTGCCGGGCCTCAGTCGGCATGGCCTACATGCGCCGGACGTTCGCCTGGGAGGCGGTTCTACGCTGGACGCCGTGGCGGTCGAGTATCTTCGTGACGGTTCCTCGAGCGCAGCCGAATTCAATCGAAACGGCCAACTCGCTGTTGCCGCTTTGATAGGATTGCACGACCTCTGGTTCGCAAAGGTCTTCTCGTCTGCGGCGCGGCGGAATGCGGTGGGGAATTACGATCCCACGGGCGCGGAGGCGCTTGCTGAGCGCGTCCGGGCCGAATCCGATTTGATTGGCGGCATCCCGAACGGTCCCTCCGGACGTTACAAAAGCTTGCGCACGATCAACAAGATCGTCAGAAAGTTTGCGGGACATGTCTTCACCATGGAGACGGCTAACGGTTGGTTCACCGTAGGCAACTCCGCTGTGGTCGTCAAAAACTGCCGCTGCTACCCAGAGCCGATCCTGCCTAACGACTGAATCAACCGAAAGGGTTAACCACCATGCGTCGCTTTTCCCCGTTGCTGACCGCTCTGCTGCTCGCTGCCCTGGCCGCCTGGCCGGCGCTGGCACAAACGCAGAACGTCCAGCCGATCCGCCGCGCAACCTACTCCGCCGGCTTTGTCGCCCTGACGCCGGCCGCCAGCGCGACCGACTTCTTCACCCTGACCGGTTCGGCCACGAAGACGATCTGGGTGCACGGCGCGGGCTGTTCCGGCGCCTCGACCGCGGCGGCGCTGCCGGTTGTGCAGATCGTCAAGCGGTCCACGGCGAACTCCGCGGGCACCGCCGTGAACCTCACCGAGGTTCCGCACGACAGCCTGTCGAGCGCCGCCTCTGCCACGGCGCAGTCCTACACGGCGAACCCGACCACCGGCACCCTGGTGGGCGTGCTGCGCACCTTCCGCATGGCGACTGACGCGGCGACGACCACGGCGACCCCGACCGCCCCCGTGCCGGTGGGCTTCCGCTTCGGCGAGGTCTGGACCCAGCCGATCGTTCTGCGCGGCATCGCCCAGGTCCTGGCCTTCAACGCCAACGGCGCGTCGTTCGCGACCGGGACGACCCTGTCCTGCTGGGTCGAATGGTCGGAGTAACCAGCGATGACGTCGACCCTCACGCCCTCGCTGCGCGGCGTAAAGGCGCTCACGAAATCTGACGACGACGACGATAATGTCGCGCCAGGCACCGCCTTGGTCTGCGTCTGCACCGTCGCAGGGAACGTGAAGGTCGAATTCGCCAACGGCACGTTCGGCACCTATCCCCTGGCAACTGGGCTGACGATCCTGCCGTTCCAGGTAGTGCGCGTGTTCACCACCGGCACCACTGCCACGGCAACGTTCGAGAACGGTTACTGATCCGTGGACTATTTCCTCGCCGCGCAGATCGGACTGACGCGTTCGCTCACCCCGGAAGGCTACCTGCTGTGCCGTGACGTCCCCATCGGGCGAATCGGCCAGCAGGAGTATCTCGCCCACGAACTCGGCGGGAAGATCGAGGGCGATGCAAACGGGATCGTGAAGATCCAGCGCGACCCGGAGGAAGTGTTCCGGCCGGAGACGATCGCCAGCTTCAACGGCAAGCCGGTGATCATGGACGCGCACCAGATGCTCGATGCGCAAACCTGGCGCGGGCGATCGGTCGGTTCCGTTCTCAACCCGCGCCGGAGCGAAGATGGCACGGGCGACTTCCTGCTGGCGGATCTGATGATCTGCGACCAGCACGCCATCCGGAAGATCACTGACGGACTGACCGAGGTCAGTTGTGGATACACGTCCGACTATGAGGAACTCGCGCCCGGTCTCGGGCGGCAGGTCAACATCGTCGGCAACCATCTCGCAATCGTGGAGCGGGGCCGCTGTGGTCCTGCCTGTTCTATCGGAGATCATGGAATGCCCGCACCGAAAAAGGGAAACTGGCTGTCGCGCCTCCGCACGGCGGTGAAGACCGGCGACAACGAGGCGATGGAGGAAGTCCTCTCCGAGATCGCACCCGAAGGCGGCGAGGCTGCCGGTGGCGTCTCGATCAACCTGCACCTGGGCGGCGAGAAGCCGGCCGGCAATGCCGAAGGTGGCGCTGGCGGCGAGGGCGCGAAGGAGCCGACGCTGGCTGACGTGATCGCTGCGCTCAACGGCATCGGCGAGCGCCTCACCAAGCTGGAGGCGATGGAAAAGACGGAAGCCGAGGTCAAGGTCGGCGACAAAGAGACCGACGAGGAAAAGAAAAAGCGCGAGGAAGAAGAGGCTGCCGCGAAGGCTGCCACGGGCGACTCCGCTGCGCTGCTGACCGTGTTCCAGGAAGCGCTGTCCGGCGCCGAGATCCTCGCACCTGGCATCCAGCTTCCCACCTTCGACGCCAAGGCGGCTCCGGCCGCCACCACCGTCGCCCTCTGCACCCTCAAGCGCAACGCGCTGGCCACGTTCCTTGGCACCGCCGCCGGCCAGACCTGGGGCGACAGCCTGAGTGTCAAGGCGGCGGCGCTCGAGGGCATGACCTGCGACGCCATCAACGGACTGTTCCCCGTGGCGGTGCGCGATCAGCGTGCCAGCAAGACGATCCGCTCGGGCACCGTGTCCTTCCCGGATGCAAAAACGCTTGAGACCTATAAGCCGAAGACTCCGGCGGAGATGAACGCCGAAAATCGGAAGCGCTACGGCTTCGCCTGAACCTCAACCCGGCTGAGGCGCGGCGTCGCCTCGATCTGCCA